TTAACTCGTCACCTTGTAAAGTTCCACTAGCCAAAGCCTGAGTTAACTGCGACATTGAGTTGTGCATCTCTGAAGAGGTAGCTCCACTAATAGCATAGGCTTCAGCTAAGATTTCTTGGAATCTAATAGCATTATCTGTGTTATTGTGGAAAGCGTCTCCAGCCAAAGTCATATATTTTCCAACCTGACTCATCATATCAGTATATGACATACGCACTTTTTGAGCAGACGCATACATTTTATCCATTGACTCTTGAGTTGCGTTAAATGTAGTGTCAGAATAAACCTTATTACCAGATGCGTCGGTTGTATAAGCAGAATCACCAAGTTGTTTGGCATTGTGGTAATTCAACCTATTTTGGGCTGACGTAATTGTATCCGACGTATCAATTATAGTTCTACCAGTCATAATTCCAAGATATGTAGCAGCCAAACCTTTTAACTTATTCCAAATAGATGAAGTTAAACTGTTAGTACGTGATAAACTGGAATTAAATAACTTACTATTAGATATTGCGTTACGCAATCCTGTTACCCACTGTGATAACTTATTTTTAACATTGGTTGCCCATTTTTGAGCGTTATTCCAAGCGGTATTGAGTCTTGTTGAGTTAGATACTGTGTTTCTAATTCTCTGACTAAGTTGGGAAACACCGTCTCGTACTCGACTAATTAAATTACTACCTGTAGTCCAAGCTCTATTTAACAACTGATTGCTAGCAACAGCGTTCCTAACTCTTTGACCAACTTGTGAAACACCGTTTGTTACTCTGTTAATTAAATTACTACTAGCGGTCCAAGTCCTATTTAACAATTGGTTATTGGTGATAATACTTCTAACTTTTTGACTAAGCTGTGAAATATTGTTCCCCACTCGATTAATCAAGGTTGATCCTGCGGTCCAAACTCTATTTAGTAACTGATTGTTACGAACCACACTTCTAATTCTCTGACCGATTTGTGAAACAGAGTTACTCACTCGATTAATCAGTGGAATCTGTTGATACCAATGTCTAGTTATCGCTTGCTGTTGAGTAGCTTCAACCTGTTTCTTTTGAAGTAGTTGATTCATAACTGAAACAAGTCGTTGTTTAGCTATAACTTCCTCATTGTCATTTTGAACAATTTCACGCTGTTTTTGTAGTTGTTTATCAGCAGCTCGATTAACGCGATTTTCAGCTATTAAAGCGTTAGCAGCAGCTACTGTTGATTTATCCACGGCTTGTTTTACCTGCTCTTGTTTTATAGCTGTTTGAGCTGTAGCTTGTGCAACTTTTTCTTGGTAAACCTGAGTATCTAATGTTGCTTGATTTGTTTTTTCAACAGCTTGTTTTACACGCTCTTGGAGTAATCTAGCTCTACTAACTTCTTGAGAAGTTTTAGCATAACTTTGTTTAGTACCCTCAACAGCTTGTTTAGTACGTTCTTGTGCTTGTTTAAGCCGTTCTTGTTGAATTGCTGCTTTAGTTGTAGCAGTTTCAACCTTAGTATAATTATTAACAAGTCCGTTGACTTTATTGCTAAAATTAGTAATCTTATTTACTATCGCATTAAGTTTCTTATCAAATTGCGTAGTATCTAAGTTTAACTTAGCCGTTAATGCTTTACTATTAACCGCCAAAATGATTCACCTACCTCTTACGAGGTTTCTTAGACTTCATCTTCTTGTTTTCTTTCTCTTCAGCTTCAGCCTTGATTTGAATACAAGCAGCAATAAAAGCTTTTTCTTCCCTCGTTAAATTTAATATCATGGTAGGTTTCCAGTGGAATTTATGAAGGCAATAGTACGCTATATTAGCGTCACTATCGCCATCTTCTATTAGTTTTTTGCTTCATCCACTAACTCTTCCATGCTAAGATCATAACCGTTAACTTCCATGACCTTGGCTTTGTACTCGGTGTATTCACCGGGAAGTAACATCTTCTTTAAGAGAGCTTCACCACTTTTTACACCATAACTGTCTTGGAGTTCGGTATTATTTAAATCAGGATATACTGTACAGGCAACACAAAGTTTACCCATAAATTTATCTGAATCTGTTTCCATGTTATACTGACCACGTTTACCAGCAATAGGTACTCTCTTTGTTGATTCTTTACGAAGAGCTTCTTCAAGGTCAGAGTCTATTGATTTAATTTCCCATTCGACTGGTTTACCTTTTGCTTTAAATCTTTTTGAAGCTACGAACTTTACGGTATCATTTTTAACCGCATTACCTGCCATAAATACACTAAAATCTGCCATTTAAAAATCCTCCCTATTTTTTAAATTAAAAGAAGAGCGTAGAAACCCACGCTCTTCCAAAGTTTATTATATGCTTACTGAACCAGTTGAGCCGCTAGCGACCATTCCCGGCATCATTTTGAACTCGTCCTTAATTTCGAAGTATTCTGCTGTGAATTCAAGCTCTTCAGTGAGCGTATCATCACTATCAGCGTCAAAGGCTGCTAGAGTTATTGAGTCGAGATTGCAACCATACAATACGATTGTCTGTTTTCCAATATCTGATGCTGTAATGTCCTCGTTTACAATCATCATTTCGAAGTAAACATCTTCGCCTGTCTGCTGGAATTTGTAAGCCAACTGTCTCCAAATAGATGTATTGAAGTGGAACTCAGCACTACCAGTTATTGAAGCACTTGTTCCTTTATGTCCTTTTGTCATACGACCAAGAATCGGTATTTCAGTCTTTTCTCTCTCGAAAGTAACCTCGAGATTGATTGCTGACATAAAATTATAACGCTGGTCATCTATGTTTATATAACATTCAGCCATCTTAGCTGAAACAGCATTTTTAGCAAGCATTGTCTGTGCCATAGAACATCAACCTCCTTACTGTACAACAATAGTCATATAAAGCTGTGCCATAGCGTTAACTGGTGTAACAACCTCGTTAACAACTACTGATTTCTTATTAACACCCTGTTCAACCTGCAACAGTGAGCTATCATAGTTTTCAATAGCTTGTAATGATTCAAGCTCTCTACGATGTTTAACAATATCTGCCCAAAAACTTGATCTACCAGTACTATTGTTTGGAATCTTACCAATATATTTGGTGTTAAATAATTTGGCTGTATCATTAGCCATCTGGTCAACTACTCGCATTGTTTGGTTTGACTTAAAGTCTTCACCTTTTGTTTCAGATGTTGATACGAGTGAGTTAATATCTTCCAATATACGAATGTCACCATATACTCTATGGAATACAAACTGACCATTCTTTAAACACTCAATAAGTTGTGACTGAGTTCTATTGTCAACTATTGTATACTCACCATTATAGATGTCATTTGTACATGAAGCGTTGATTTCACAACCAGCTTCTGCTCCAGCCACCCAAGCTACCAAGGCATACTCTGGTGCGTTCTCGTCGGATACTGTTGACACAACATTGATAACACCCTCGTAATCTGGTGTACTCTGATTGTATACAACAACCTGACACTTCTTACCAAAGTCATCACGCCACATTTTAATAGCTGTAATGTAGGCTGAAACTTCCTCTGAAACATTTGTATAAGCACAAAGGATGTTAAAATCGTATGGTTCTAATGCCGCAATAGCATCTTCGACAGTTATTGAACCATCATCTGATCCGTTGTCGAATACATATACTTTATTAGCACGAACAAAGATTTCACGCAATGGTGCAGCATCTACAGACGCATATTCTACACCAAGCAACTCTTTAGCATTTGTTACGAAATCGACTCTACTAAGTTCAATAACAGTTCCTGGTGCTTTACCAAGTGGTAATGCTATAGCGACTATTCCACGCTCACCAAGAGCTGACGAAACTCTTCCAGCGGTAACTACGTTAATATAAGCACCCGGAAGCTCTTTGTTCTGTGAAACCCAAATTCCACCGCCCAGCATATTATCAGTCCTTTCTAAATTCCATGACCTGCATTTTAACATCAATGTTATGTTTGTAGGAATCCATTGAATCCTCAATGTTACTATCTTTGATACTCATGAACTTATAAGTCACAAAGACTTCTAATACATTTTCTGCGATTTGCCAGTTGAGACGTTCACCACGAAGTAGTGAATCATCTACTGGAAGATACTCCAAACATTCAATGATTTTTTCAGCCATAGAATAACAATCTTTTTTTAATTCGTTCTCGCTGTCACTAAAATAGTGAATTACTAAAGGCATCGTTCTATCGTATAATCGTGCGTTTCTTGACCTCTCCATTGGAGTTATCATACCAACCACAAAAGCTGGAGTACGAAAACCCTGTTGAACGTCTTCCACGTAATACCGATATTTATTGCCAAAGGTGTTACCTAAATGCTTAGTGACAGCATCTAAAATAGTATTAACCATTAACCTTTAGCACACCTTTTTAACCAGTTTTGTAAGTGTTTATACATTATTCGTTCCATATC